GGGGCATAGACCTCAAGCGCAATCACCATAATAAATCTAAATATATATTTAATTTTAAAATGAGTGACCAAAAATAGAATAGCAATTCCCCAATAATCTGGGATGCCAATCCTAAAGCGCCAACCTTGTATCAGAAGAAACCAGATGAATGGCAAAACGATCAAACTCGAATCTGCTGCCCAGTGTTCCCACGTATAAAACGGATTATACATAGTACCGAGACAATGATCATTGTAATCAAATGTCCCGACAAACATATCACCGCATTGTACTTCAAGAACAACTTCGGACTCTTCATCACTAACTGGTTCATCAAAACACTTATGCTTCCAATGACTAACCCTCTTATCATAGGAAACATCCAAAGCAGGACAAAGATGTGTGATATCACACATTTCAGCTACTTTCTTAAGCTTACTTCTACGATCTTCAAATACTTCACGACCATAGTAAAACCAATCATGCAAAGAGCTCTCAATATTTTGAGCACTATGCATAGGTAAAGTAAGCTCCTTAGAAAGTAAGTGTGCATGAAGGCGTTTGTAGATAGAATCCTCAGATAACAAGCCTACCTTTCTACCTAAATCTTCATTAAACACACACTTTCTCTTAAGGAAATCTACATCAGATTCATTCATATAATGAGTCGGGGTAGATTCCTTATCAGGCATAGTAAACTTCATATCATGTTCTGCCAACCATGCAGCGTATGTAATATGAGTAAATTTACTACAAAATGCACTAACTGTACCGATAACATCATCACCATAAGTCAGAAAAGAACAATGTTCTTTAAAGTCTAAATCAGGATAAAAGGTGAAGAAACAGCTACGCAACAGTAGTGAATTAACCAAGGAGTTAATAATAACAGTCAAATTTTGGCCAGAAGGATTAGTACCAAACAACTGAATCAAGTCTCCATTATATGCCATAACAGGATATACAACTTCATTCACCAACATTCTCATAACGTGAATATCATCAGGAGTATACCCCTCACACTTTTCTGCTATGTCAATTAAAATGTCAAAAGCAGAAATAGTGGCTTGTGCTGGCATACGGACATCATACTTACTATAATCTCCGGCTAACACTCGCGTCTTTCCTTTCTTCATGGCAGCTTCCCACAATTCTTCCCACTCAGGTCCTTCAGCATTAATACCCACAGCAC